CTTTCTCTCGCATTAAAGTAATAGTATTATAAAGAGTATAATACTTTGAGTGTAATTGTGGAATTTTTAATGATTCATCATGTAGATTATCAGGATCAATAACAGAGTCTTTCTGCCACATTTCCTGAATTTGATCAAGATTCATAAAGGAGTTCTATTATCTGGTTGTAAAATATTGTATATAGTATACTTGAAAGTGGCCTCTGCTGTAAAGTAGTTAATATCTGTATCCGTGGCATCAAAGTCTAAAGAAGTTAATGATGTTGGAAATAAATCCTTAAATTTTATAATTGCTGTAGTTCTATAATTACTATTTAAAATATAAAGAGATGCATCACTAAATGCTAAATCCATATCTCTTTGACCAAATCTATTAGAATTTTGATTTCCTTCGGTTGTTAAGTCTTTAAATTGTTGCGTAGTTTCAGGAAATCCTAGACCTGTTAACCACGTATGAATGGCCATATAATTTTCCATTTCTTCATCAACAAGAAATCTTAATGATAAATCACCATATTGTAATTTATCACCAGGTATATCAATATCCTTTAAGTAACTGGGTTGTATAGCAGTTCCTAAAGTAATTTCAGGTATTCTAGAAGAATTGCAGTAAAATTCAACCTTTGGAGTTTTGGCAATACTAAACTTAAATCCTATCGGAGATAAGAAATTTCTATTAGATAATTGATTTTCTAATGGATTACGTGCCATTTCTAACCTCCGTTGCCTCCTCCACCATTTCCACCGTTGCCGTTACCACCATTTCCATTCCCATTGCCACCATTACTATGCCCATTACCATTAGAGCCATTCTTTTTACCATTACCATCCTCACCATCATCATGTTCAAGATACCCTCTACCACCTACATGGTATCCACGGGGAATTTTTTTACATTTTTTATCGGTATTACACCAATATTGACCTGAAGGACATCTTTTTTCAGCTGCCTCTTCAATAAATCTATCAAAATCTTTCATTAGTCAATAATAAGATTGAACCATTCTTCACTCATACCCATGATAATTTTATCTGCAGACTTTTGATCCTCTGCATAACCTTCACTTATGAGATGTTCTACTATTATAGCATGACGGTCAATAGCCTCTCTATGCTCCTTTGGGGTTGGTTTCATGGTAATACTACTTTTATTGTTATTTATTCACTTACAACTGTGGCATTCTTCCACCATTGTGGTTGATAAGTAATTCCTTGATCTGTGGTTATGGTTGTATTTTTTTGTGCGTTTGCTGCTGATTCAGTAGAATAAATTTTTCTTTTATCATACTCATTACTCCAAGCATTCTCACCAGTATAATATTCCACTCCACCATCAGGAACAGCAGATCCTAAAATACTTGTTTTTTTGATATGATAAGGCATAATAGAACACAGGTCTCCTGTCAGTATTTAGGACAAAAAAAAGACCCTTCCGAAGAAGAGTCTTGAAGTAAATATGTAATATCTGAATTACATGAGGTTTGCAACTTTAACACGTCTGTAGTAAACGTTTGAGTTACGGATGATAGCACCAGGATTAGTGGTTGTAGCACCTTGTGAGAAAGGATTAGCAACGATTCCGTAACGAGTCTTAAACCCGATTTTTGGTTGGAAGGTGTTCTCACCAACTGCACGAACCATCTGTAGTGGAACGTATGGACAATAGAAGAGTCCAGCGTCATAAGGTGAAGAACCTTTATAACCACAAACATAGTACTGACCACCAAGTGTTGCAGGTGCACCAAATTGTCCTTGGTTCTGACCACCAGCATAAGGGTCAATGTATACTTTGTACTTACCTTGTAATGTACCAGCAAATGTATTACCAGTGTCATCAACGTTAAGGTTAGCGTTAAGAGCAGGAGTGTAGTCAAGTACACCAGCCATTGTTAGAGCAGAAGCAACGTCTGCGGAGCAAAGGATCATATTGCCCTTTCCTCTACGAGTTTGCTGTGCAATAGCGTTAGCGTCTCTTTCCATCTGGAAAATAAGACCCTTGAACTTCTCAACTGACCATCTACCATTAGAGTCGGTGTCAAGGTCAAATGTACCAGCAGTAGCAACGTTTGACTGAGCACCCGGCTTAGCAACGTTATAGATGGTACGAATAACTTCTCTGTTAATCTCAGCGAGAATCTCAGTAGAAAGAATGTTGGCAAGTTCTGCCTCTGCATTCAATCCGTGGATTGCTTTCAAGTCTTGAGCAAGTTCTAGACTGTACTCTGCCTTTAAAGCACGAGACTTAGCAGTAACGGTAACTTTCTCAATTGAGAATGCCATCTCGTTGAACTGAGGTGAACCATCACTACCTAGAGCTTCTGCCCAAGCAGTTGTGTTACCTTCACCAACGTTGTAGATTTGACCGTCTGTACCAGCAGAATCTAGAAGTCCAGGATCGCCACCTCTCTGAGCAGTTGTACCTAAACCAACACTTACGCTACCAGAACCAGCAACATAATCATCTGCTCCAGATGGGTTAGCAAAGTCTGTACCAATACCAGAGAATGCAGAATCTGCTTCCTTGTAGAATGCTTCGTCGCCAGTCTGTGACTTGTAGCGAGAACGCATTGCGAAGATTAGTCCAGTAGGACCATTCATTGGTTGAACGCCAGCCAAGTCATATGCGACTAGGTTAGGCATTGCACGACGAATCAGGCTAATAAGCACTGGATCGAAGTTTGCTATGTTAGCACCTGTGGAGTTAGTAGGTGCTGCCTCTCCAAGGAACTCTTGCTCCTCTTTAAGAATTTTTTCTTGGTTCTCCAAGAGAACTGCGGTTACCATTCTACGATGAGAATCTTTTATCTCCCCCATACCATCATGGTCTAGGAGTGGTGCCCACTTCTCCTGCAGATGTTCAGCATTGAACGCTTGCATTTGATTTTACCTTTTTAAATTTTTTAAGTTAGTTTGTTCTATAATATAGAAATCATTTTTTAGAGACTCTATTCATTGTCTGAAGATAGCTTTCCATCAAGTTTGAATTAACTTGAGGTGCCTCAGCTGTTCCTTCTGAAATTGTTTCTGAGTGGTCTCTTTGGCCAGGATTGCTTGGAAAGTATGACTCTCTCAAGGTTACTAGCTTTTCACGATAGGCTTCTTCACTAACAAACTCAACATTATTGGCAAGAGAAGCGAGTTTTTCCTTTTGGGAAAGTGCTAGACCTTCGGATACATCTGATTGAATTACATCAGCAACCGATTCGGATAATCTCTTATTTAGAGCAACATTTTTGTCTATTTGCTCGTTGAGTTTTGACTCCATTTCATCAAGTTTTTCTACCATACTATTAAGTACATCATATTTTTCTTCAGGGATTGTTACATAATGATCTTCAAATAGTGACTTCATACCTCCTAAGAAGGATTCGGTCATTTCTGTTTTAAGTCCATGTTCGACAGCGAGGGCATTTTCCTCTAACCACTCGTCAGCGACGTACTCTAGATAAGCATCAGTTCTATCTTCGAGTTCTTCTTTAATGGACGTAATTTCTTCTGTTAAAGTAGTTTCGTACTCTTTAGCAAGTTCTTCTTTTAATTCAGCAACTCTTGTTTTAATTGCTGTCTCAAAAATTGTCCGTGCTCTTTCTTGGAATTCCTCAGAAAGTTCTTCACCCGCAATAAGAGCATTAATGTCTTCATCAACATTAATTTCTATTGAATCTTCAGCAACAACTTCTTCTTCAGTTGTTTCTTCTTCGGCAACAACCTCTTCTTCTGTAGTTTCCTCTTCAGATACCACCTGATCTTCAGGTTTTTCCTCTTCCTCCTTTTTCATGGTAGGCATTGCTTGGTCACCAGGTGTTGCATTTTTATTAACAACATCTCTGACTTGCTTGAGAGTTTTACCAGGAGTCTTTAACTTGGCTGAATCGTTATCAACCTTATAGTTCTCTGGAGTTGGGCCGCCTAAATCCTCAATAGCACCTTGGCCAGGAGTAGCACTACCAGGAGTGTTCTCTTGAGGGCCCTTGTGCATTGGTTCAGCAGGTGCAGCGTTTTTGTTTACTACGTTTTCCATTTCTTGTAAATTGTTACCAACGGACATTTGTTTAGATATTTTTATATTAATCTGTATTTATTTATAGAACTTAAAGATTTGATAAAAAATCGTTAAATAAATTTATCTTATGTTCTTCAAGTGCTTTTTGACTAACTAGGGTATTAATTCTTTTTTTAGTCTCATCTACAAATTGTTCACGAAGAATTCCTCCTTCCCAAACCCACTCCTTTCCTTCCATGATTCCATTCACGAAAGCATCAGGAGCTGAAGGATCAGCAACGATATCAGCAGCAGTTGCTAACTGAAAATCTTCACCAACAACCTT